CTTTTCTTCACACCCGTGAGAAAATAAGTTAACAGAAAATTTGTATGTTTGTACTGAAAACACTATAAAAACATGAGAGGCAGGCCAAAATTACCAACTGAATTAAAAAAACTGCAAGGCACAGAAGACAAACGCTGGTTAGTCGAGAATGAAATGAAGGTGCTACCTATGGACGAGTTACCACCAGCGCCCGAGGGTTTTAGTCACGAATCTATAAAAATTTGGGACACGGTTTGCCGCGAACTTAAGCGCAATGGTTTGCTGGCTAGTTGTGACTTAGAACTACTGCACGGCTACTGCGAACTTTTAACGCATTACCAGAACGCTTGCACTAAGTTAAAAAAAGAAGGCACAGTTATTTTAAGCAGGCATGGGGACAAAATGATTAACCCATGGTTTCAAGTACAGAGCCAAGCGCTTAAGCAAGCAACCCAGTTAGGGCAACTCTTTGGAATTACGCCAAGCGCTCGCAGCAGAATTAGCGCAGCGGTGACAAAGCCAGTAAGTAAATTAGACTCACTTAAAAAACCTAAGACAGCATGACACCAAAAGAGAAAGCAATAGAACTAGTTGAGAAGTTTAGCCTAGTAGGTTTGCAACAAAGAAACGAGGGCATAGCATGTGCGTTAATTATGTGTGATGAGTTATTATGTAATTCTACATTTTTATTAAGTAATGGTGAAATTTATTTTTGGCAAAAAGTAAAACACGAAATCGAAAATTTATGAGTCCACTAGAGAAAGCACAACAGTTAAAAGAAAGTTTTAATAACTCACTTACTGCTAAGGATTGCTGCTTAGTGTGTATTGAGGAAATATTGCAAAATGTGTACGATGACCGTGCAACTATTGGAAGGGGAAACCTAACCGATAAGGAATATTGGACAAAAGTAAAAAAACATATTGAGGAATTATGAAAAAGACTATAACAAAGTCCGTACATACAAAAGCGTTTGAGACGGCAACTATTAAAATAGAAGCGCCAAGTATTTACACAGTGCAGCAAGTTGGCCAGCGCTTTGTGGTTTGCATTGACGGGCAACCATGCGACAAGCACGGCAGGCTCGCTGCTAATGTAGCCGAGGCATTCTACTACCGAAACGAAAAACTTGCCTTTGAGTGCTTAGCCATTTTTAGACAGTGCAAATAGTTTACGACTATATAGACAAAATTAAAAGCGGCGAGGTAGCGGCTTGCGCTCATGTTAAGAACGCAGTAGCCCGTTACGAAAGTGACCGCGCAAAAGGTTGGAAGTTTAGCGACAGCTTAGCAGAGCACGCCGTTAACTTTATAGAGAACCTAGTACACACAACTGGCGACTATGCGGGCCGTAACTTTACGCTAGAACCTTGGCAGGCGTTTATTGTTTATAACCTTTTTGGGTTTTTAAATGAAGACGGCAGCAGGCGCTTTACGCGCGCCTATGTAGAAGTTCCGCGCAAAAATGGTAAATCTACCTTTTCCTCGGCAATCATGCTTTATGGGCTTATTGCAGATGATGAATCGGCGGCGCAGGTTTATAGTGCGGCCACAAAGTTAGATCAGGCCATGATGGTATTTGGCGAGTCGGTGCGGGTTTGCCAAAATCTGCCCTGGTTGAATGAGGCGCTCACCGTTAACAATTCTGTAAACAATCGGCGCATCCTTTACGGGCAATCGATATACAAACCGCTCGAATGGAATCCAGGCAAGCAGGACGGACTCAATGCGCACTTTTGTTGCATTGATGAATATCACGCCCATCCAAATGATGAGCTTTACAACGTAATACGAAACTCAATGGGGGCAAGGCGGCAGCCGTTGCTGTTTACCATTACGACGGCGGGCTTTAATCGTGAAGCGCCCTGCTACAAACACAGGCAGTACTGCGCAGGTGTGTTGAGTGGTAACATAAAAGACGATGCTTTGTTTTCGGTGATCTATACATTGGATGAGGGCGATGATTGGACAGACCCGGCAGTATGGGCCAAAGCAAATCCAAACTGGGGTATTTCAGTAAACCCTAGGCAGTTGGAGCAGGGATTGACTGAGGCCAAGGAGTTCGTGCACAAAGAAGTTGAATTTAAAACCAAACTGCTCAACGTGTGGACCGATACCGCAATGACTTGGATTTCAGATAGTGATTGGAAGGCTTGCGACGGCTCGGATGATTTAGAGGGCGCTTTGTGTTATGGTGGATTGGATTTGGCAAGCACTGGGGACTTTTGTGCATTCAGTTTATACTTCCCAGAATATCACGCGATTCGCTCATGGTATTGGTTGCCAGTCGAGACGGCATACAAAAGAAAGGACGCCGCAGGGCAATCGATTAGGCAGTGGGCAAGTGATGGGCATATTGAGTTAACGGACGGCAATGTAACAGACTACTCATTTATTAAGGCGCGGGTTATTCAGTTGGCTCAGCAGTACGACATAAAAGATATTGCATTTGACCGATTCAACTCTTCGCAGTTGGTTATTGAGCTACAAAATGAAGGCTTGCAAATGTTTCCTTTCGGCCAAGGCTTTGTATCAATGTCGGCACCTACCAAAGAACTAGAGCGATTGACAAAGGATAAACAATTAAGGCACGCGGGCAATCCCGTCACTCGTTGGATGATGGGCAACATAATGCTGCGCACAGATCCTGCGGGTAATATCAAAATTGACAAAGCCAAAAGCGGCGACAAAGTCGATGGGCCTGTGAGCATTGTGATGGCGTTGGGCACTTGCATGCAGGATTCCGCAAAAGAAAAAGAATCAGATTTTTGGTTTGTAAGCTTATGAAATTTTTAGACGATTACATGCAGGAATATTACAACAACCTACCGAGATATCGGACCTATGAGGACGCCTACAACGCAACCGAGGAAAAGTATTTCGGCAAGTTTGGCGTGCGTCGGTATAAAAATTACGATGTATTCAGGGCAGCGTTGAGCAGGTGGTTGGCCCAGGGGCGGAATAAGTAATTTGTTAACGTGAGTAATTTGTGGTAGTTGTAATTTGCGGGCGATGAATCTAAAATTTTGGCAGCCAAAAAGAACGGAAAAGCGCAGCGGTTTAGCGCAGCCAACTGATTGGCTCATCAATACTTTACAAAATGTTTTCGGATATCAAACAAAAAGCGGGCAGGCGGTTAATGATCGCACGGCGTTATCTATTGCGTCGGTGCACGCGTGCGTTAGAGTTATTGCAGACGGTATTGCGGGGCTATCTTTAAAGTTGTATAAAGATGATGGCACCAATCGCGAGCAGGTTGTAATCCACTACGCTACGGCATTGGTAAACGAGCCAAACCCGTATCAAACAAAATACGATTTCACCAAATACATGGTGAGCCACTTGGCGCTGAAGGGCAACGCCTACGCTTTTATCAATCGCGACAGCAGATATTTGGGCATTGAATTGCATCCAATTGCACCCGACTACGTTCAGCCAATCATGCAGGACGGCCAATTGTTTTACAAAGTGAATCGCAAAGGCTTCCCTGGCATGATTCCAGCGGCGGACATGTTGCACTTTAAAGGGCTTTGTGGTGATGATCCGCTTGTAGGTTTGTCGCCCATTGTGGTGCACGCCGAAACCTTGGGCATTGATTTGGCAGCGATTAGCCAGAGCGCGGGCGTCTACAAAAATGGAGTGTTGAAATTTTTGTTAACATCTGACGCACAGATTAAACCCGAGCAGGCAGTGCCATTGAAGAAATCTTTAGATGACGTTATAGACGGGGCAAGCCGCAGCACAGTGTTGCCCAATGGCATCAAGATGGAGAAGTTGAGTCTATCGCCAGAAGAGGCGCAGTATTTGGAAACACGCAAATTTTCTGCTGAGGAAATCGCCCGTATTTTTGGGGTTCCCGCTTCTATGATTGGCGCAAAGGATGGCATCAAGTCCAGCGTTGAGCAGGAATATCAAGATTTTTACGCACGCACTTTGGCAAGTTACGCCATTAACATCGAGCAGGAAATGGCCCGCAAGCTGTTAACAGAAAATGATAAGTTAACCTATTACTTTAAATTTAACTTTAATTCGCTGTTGAGAGCCTCCGCCAATGAGCGCGCTGATTACTATAATAAAGGCATTCGCGGCGGTTGGCTTTCACGTAACGAGGCCCGCATGTTTGAAGATGCAAACGGATTTAATGGAGGCGATGAATATTTAATCGAATCTAATTTGATGCCGTCCAGCAAAATCGATGAATACATGGACGCCAAGATTTCGCAACTAATGAGCACCGCCGACAAAAACAACAACCCAGAGGGAACTAATAATACAGAGGTAATCTAATGAAACAAGAAAGGCGCACATTTACGGGCACCGTCCACACCAGAGAAGACGGCGAAGGCATGCCAAAAGAAATTGGCGGCATTGCCGCTGTCATTAATTCCGCTACGGATTTAGGATATTTTGAGGAGGTTATTATGCCGGGGGCGTTTGACAATGCTTTGTCTAAAGATTACGACATTCGTTGTTTGTTCAACCACGAAGCCGAGTTAATTTTGGGCCGCACAAAGGCAAACACTTGCAAAGTATTTGTAAATGGCGACGGCAATCTTGAATATACGTGGGTGCCAGATTATGAGAACCCAACACATATGAGCGTTGTGCGTTCTATCATGCGTGGCGATATCACGCAGAGTTCATTTGCCTTTACAATCAAAGAACAAATGTGGTCAGAGTCTGAAAAGTACGGATCTATGGGCAAGCGCACAATCAAAGTAATTGAGGATTTGTATGATGTGAGCCCTGTAACTTATCCCGCTTACGCCGACACTGAAGCCGATGCCCGCAGCATTGTTGCTATGCGTGATCAGGAGCAAGAAATCGAAGAGGCCAAAAGAAGCCAAGCCTCTGCCGATGTTATTAAATTGGCTTTACTTAGATATCAAAACCTTTAAACAAAACACAAAATCATGAATAAAATTAAAGCATTGAAAGAAGAGCGCGGCCGCCTGTTGGGCGAGTTGTCTACTCTGCAAACTGTGATCGAAAAAGAAGCCCGTTCTATGGCTGATTCAGAAACCAATCGCTTGGCTGAAATTGAGGCTCGTTTGGGCGCAATCAAAGCTGAGGTTGAAACCTTGGAAAAGTTGCAGAATCTTGCAGCTCAAGCCGCTGGCCACGTTGCTAGCCGTAGCGAGGAAAAAGAAAAGGCTAACATGGCTAACGAGTATTCATTTAAGCGCGCTATGAACATGGCTATCACTGGCCG